CCCCATCCGACTCACGGCGCCGTGAGTAGTGCTGGCTGCGAGACCTTTGGGTCAGGAGGTCAAAATCCTGGCCCCCCTCGAGGGGGAGCTGCCCGTCAGTACCTACGGGCCCAGGCCCTTCCTTTTTTGCAGGTTTCCCTGCTGCAAAGGGGATCGGTTTGGGTTCCCTAGACACCCAGTACTGGCGGCCCTTACGGGCAGCGATCCTGGGAACTCGGAACCCACCCCGAGCCCATCCCTTCACATTTGCTGGTGTGGAGCGGATAGAGGGGACTCTTCCCCGACCCCTTAGAAGAAGATTAGCTGGTTTTCGAGAGCCTCTCTCTCGTAGGCGACAGCGCGACGCTGCCCACCTGCGAATTTGAGGATTTCTCGAATTCGAGCTTTCTCTTCTTCTCCGGATCGGACGAAGAGTCTTAATTCCTGGGCGTCTTGCCCTCCTTTGTTGTAGGGGTCAAGGCCGTCTTCGAACACATCCTTCGCCGGATGGAAGTCCCAGTTGGGACCCACCGACTTAGGAAGAGGTTCTAAGACGCCACCTTTTCCCTTAACAATAAGGGAGGCGCGTTGCCAAGCCTCTGAAAAGTATCTCATGAACTCTTTATCAGAGTCCTTGAGTAATTTCATGGCTAGGAAATAGCCTGAAATTATACGAGAAGCCTTCGCTCCGTGTCCTCGCAGAGCGATGGAATCCTCGCAATGCTTTTCAATAGCCGCCGCCTCAGCTGTATGGCTGCCGGGGTCCCCACCGGTAAGCGCACGCAGCTCCCCGCTGTGTTCGCGTTACGCGCCCGCCACCAGAAACTGACGTCCGTCACCGGCCCTAATGGTGATGTAAGGGCGGCTAGGAGGTTAGCAACTGGTGCACCGATTCGTTTCCGATCGGTCGCACGTCCCAGGATAACAGCAAGGAGACCGGGCATCGAAATCTCATAATCCCTTCGCTTCAGATGCTCTATTAGAGCGTAAAGCCCTAATAAAGTCTTTGAAGCGAGAGAAAATAGATCCCAAGACAGACCCGTTAACTCCTCCCCTCTAAGGAACGTTCGCTTCGCAAACTCCCCCCTGCCGGACCCTGTGATGCTTTTATGGTAGGAGATCGAGACCCCAATCTCCGCCATAATCGCAAGGTAGGCGCGAGCAGTAGGTTCGTGGGCGATAGCAATATCGTCCCCGAGAAGGGCATAATCCTTGAACAGCCCGGTAACTCCCGCTCGTCGCGCTGCCAACTGGACCACGACATGATGTGTGAGAGCGAAAGCCGCCCACGAAGATAGGGTCCCCATTGGTTGACCGACCACGTACCGGATCGATCGCCCATCAGGGCACCTATAATCGCGTTCTGTAAGGATGGAGCGCCACAGGAATCCAAGTCTCTTCCCGTAGGCCCTCAGGAGGTAGTTGAGGACTACGGCTTGAAGAAACGCTGGAAATCTGTCAGTTGCACTGGAGAGGTCGTAGCAAAACAGCTTCTTCCCTTCCGCCGTCCACCTTTTAACGGTCTCTGCTCCAGACTCTTGAGAGAACGTCGCGTCCATGGGAATGGAGCGTAACGCACTCATCAAGGCGTCATGAAGCGGTCGCATTGCGACCTGAGTCCAATAATCGGAGAT